GACATCGGACAGGGATTCGCGGTAATGCTTCAAGCGCTCCTGGGCCGACTGATTGAGATCTTCACTCAGGGTATCCAGCGCTCGCTGATGGTCGCCCTGATCATCAATCGCCTTGATCGTCTGGTACTGCTCGTAGGTAAGCAGCCCATACTGGTCGCTGATCTTCTCCGATGCTTCTGTGGCGGTGTCTCCGACATTCGCAAGCGACTTGGTGATGTCTCCAGCACCCTTCCCTGTCACTTCACCTATTGCTGCGGCGGCCTGAGCCAGGTTCTGCATCTGGACGCTGCTGTTAGCGGCACCGGAAGCCAGAGCAATCACCGCCTCGCGAGCGCCGGCAAAGTTCTCAGTGATCGCCCCGGCGGTGTCAGCCATCACCTTGAGACTGGCAATACTCTGCCCAGCATCGTTCGATCCGCCATTGATGGCGACATTGAACTCGCGGGCCTGCCTCTGTGCGTCGAAGTAGGCATAGCCCAGGGCGCCGAGGACGCCAGCCAGCAAGCCGGCAGGAATCAGTGCTGCGGCCAAGCTCTTAGCGGACGCGCTCGCACCAGCGCCCAGCTGAGCAACTGCCCGCGCACCACTACCCCAATCCCCAGACTGCAGGGCATTGGTCAACTGCATCACGTTTTCTTGCGCCTGGCGGGTGCCGAGCTTCAGCTTGTCGAATGCAGTTTCTGTCGCGGTCAGGCCGTCATGGTCTTTACCGATCTTCGCCAGCGCCTCACCGTAACGAGTCGCGTCGATCTGGCCGGCCTTGTACAGATCGTTGAGCGCTTTCTCCTGCGCCTCCAGCTTTGCCAGCTTCGCAGTGACCGGGTCGATGCCGTTGACCGTACGCTTCAACGCTTCGATCTGACGGTTTTCAGCATCGATCAACCGCTGCTTCTGAGCCATTTCCTTGGCTTCAGCTTTCTCGATCCGCTCATATGCCTTGCCAAGCCGATCCTGATAGGACTCCTGCTGCTCGATGGTGACGAGACCGCCCTTGCGAGCGCGCTCCAGCAAGCCTTCAGCCTGGATCAGTTGCTCCATGCTGCCGATGTTGCCGGACATCGCCTTGTCGAGCTGGCTGATGATTGCGATTTCACTAGCCGCGCTGGCACCGGCCTTGCGGCTGGCATCGACCTGACGCTCTTTGGCGCCCGTGGCCTTGTCGATACCCTGAGCAGCCTCGTTCTCGGCCTGACTGATCTTCTTGCCAGTGTTGGCCAGCCCTTCGCCCGACTTGCCGAGATCATCAATGGCTTTTTCAGCATCGACCGCCGAATCGACCAGCTTGTCGAGATCGTCAGCCGCCTTGGATGCCGACGAGGAGTTCACCTCAATGCCGAGGGACGCGAAGGTGGTGCTCATTTACTGTCCCTCTGTTCCGCCATCACCCGCAGGGCTTCGGCTTCCATGACGCGGATATCTGGAAAGACGTCGGCGACCTCTGACCGGGTAAGCCCGAGAAAGCCGGCGACATGGCGAATTGACGTGTAATCGAGTCCGGTAGCGCCGCACGCGCCTGTACGCCACTGGGTGCCCATAGCCTCGAAGACCTTGAAGGCCTGCCAGACATCAGGCCAGACCTCACAGACTTCATCGGGAATGTCACGAAGAGAAAGGCCGAAAGCCGCCAGCGATTCGGCTGACGGCCCCGGCTCGTACAGCTTGCGGGAGACGCTTAGGAGTTTCCCAAGCGTGCGTTGCTGAAGGCATCGGAATAAGCTGCCAGCACCGCGCCCGGCGTGGCGGCGATTGATTTGACCAGGATGCACAGGTTTTCGTCGGTGAACTCTTCGGCGATATCCCAGCCGGCGACAATCGCCTTCAACTGCTCGACCTGCAGATCAATCAGCAAAGCCGTGAACTGCTCAATGCCGGCCTCTTCCGCTTGTTCTTTGAGGGCCTTATGACGCTCGCCCCACTCCGCGTAGAGGCCAGCCAGTTCGGTGCGGTCGCGATACTTGAACTCGAACTCGACACTAACAGGATCGCCGCCGACCGTTGGCAGCATGACGACGTGCTTGAAGGTTGGGATCCGGGCGAGTGTGAACTTTGCCATGTGCCTTCCTTACGCCGAGGCGCTATAACGGGTTGGGCGACCGGTCAGTGCGATGCTGATCACGCGGGTCATCAGGTTGTTGCGCGACATGGTCGGGGTAGAAGTGATCGAGACGTAGCCGTTGTACATGATGCGGCTACCGCCCGGCAGGTTCAGGCGCAGAACGCGGGCCTGTTTGTCGTCATCCGCGGCCTCGCAGACGTCGACATAGGGCTGCGACGGATCGTCGGCGACCGTGATGGTCAGCGTGATCGGGTTCTTGGTAGTCGGCATCTGGCGATCGTCATCGTCAGCCAGGAAGCCGAACGTCAGAAACTGCTGGTCGCCGCCGCTCGATCCGAGCTCGGTAATTTTCGAGATCTCGGTGAAGGTCGTCACTTCGCGCGCGGTACCGACGCCGGAGCCAGCCGGATACTGCTGAATATTCGCGGTGTTCACGCCATCGAGCGCAAAGGTGCCGCTGGCAATCTCGCCGACTTGGACGGCGCGGCCGTCCAGGCGGGTCCAGCCAGAGCTGAGGGCGATGATGTCGCCCTCAGCCAGCCCGTGCGCTGCCGCGGTCGCCACTGCCGGGTTCGCATTGGTCAGGGCGGTGAATGGGATTGCAGCGCCGTAGGCGGAAGCAATTTCGAACGTTGCGCCGTTAGGCATTTGAATGCCGGCCATGGGGTTTTCCTCTCTTTCAGAAATGACAAAACCCGCTCGATGGCGGGTTCTGGGTTTGCCCAGTGGGCGATTTTCTATTTGATGGGTGGTTGGATTGCTATGACGGCGGCTCGACCGGCCAAATAGACCTCACGGGTAACTAGTTGATAGCATCGCTCGCTTTGCTTCTACCTATGAAGGGAGTCAACAAAATGAAGCGCCAGTTCATTCGTGTCGCCATCAAGTTAACAATCATCGCGTCCCTGATTTCGCTGCTTGCGGCGTACGGCCAAACCGACCCAAACAGCCTAGAAAATTGGCAGTTCAAGTCCAAGCTTTTAGCATTGCTTTGGCTTGACTCACTCCCTGCAGCCATCATCCTTGTACTTCTGCTCGCAACTCCATGGTACCTAGTGAAGTTTTTCCGGAGTCGGCGCGCGAAGGCGTAAAAATTATCACTCGGTATCAGCCCGATACATGAACGAGACCGGCACGGTGAACGTTGTGTCGTCGGGAATACCAGGCCCTTGGTCAACCGGCGTCATGGTCACCACGGTTAGTGCATTCTTCATGATTCGCTCGTACAGCGGAAACAACGCGGCGATCTGGTCAGCCAGCGCGCCCGCCACGCCGCGATACTTGCCCGCTGGTGTCAGGATGCTGACTTGAAACACACCAGTGAACAGCTTGTGGTCGCCGCTAATCGTGTCGCTTGCGGTGTCGCCCGGCAGAGTGAAAGCTCGTAGGTAAGTGACGCCAGCTCCAGGCTCATAGGCCTCGTTCTCGACGACAACCTTGATTGGCACCGGCAGCGCTTTCGCCCAGGCGATCAGTCTGGCCTCGTAGATAGAGGCGATGATGTTGTGGCTCATACCTGGTTGTTCCTGATGGCTTCGTCGACGATCTGCTGGAACCGCGCGAGGGTGATGCGCACCATACCGCCCGGTGCCTGTTTCGAATGGCCGTACTCAAGCGGTACCGCATATGGCAGGTTGTTCACGATGTACGCCGTTTGCCCAATGGTCAGCTGCTCGACCTGAAGCCTTAGCTTCGCAAGCGTGACGCCGCCGGCCGGATCTACCTGATCAAGCTCACCTTCAGTCGGCGCGCCGATTGAGAATTGCCAGTTACCGCGGAATCGGCCACCGACGTAATCCTTTCCGGCAACCAGTCCATTCACGTTGAAGTTTTGATCGCGCTCGGTCTTTGTCAGCGGCTTGGCGTACTTCACGCCGCGTTTCAGCTTCCCGGCCTTGGTGAAATTGTTCACATCGAGATTGATGAGAGTGTTGCGCACGGCGACCTTGAAATCGTAGTCATCGGCAGCACGAGTGTTGGAGGCGCGATGCGCCGCGTTCGCAGCCCAGATCTCGGGGTTGCCCACCGGTGACATGCGGATGACGCTGCTGCCGATCTCGATCACAATTTCGCGGAAGGTTGCGTCGAGCCCGGCTTGGGCTTGTTCGGCGAACTGCCGAATGTTCTCGGCGAAACTGCCGTTGAGGCCTGAGTACTTGCTCACGACCGCACCTGCAACTCATAAAGGATCGGCGTACCGGCGGGGTTCACTTCTTTCAACGGCGGCACAATTGACCAGGTGCGCCCCTGAGTGATCACCTTGTTCAGCAAATCCGGAACCCACTCCAGCCCCTGCGCGGCGATCTTCAGTTTCTTGTCGCCCTGCTTGATGAGGCTGTTGTTCTGGAATTCCTGACCAGTGAAATCGAGCAGGATGCCTTGGACGGTCTGCTCGATGGTGGCGCCCGGTGAATCCCCACCTGTTTCAGGATCGTACTCGCCAGGCTCCGTCTTGCTGATGGTCGCGGGCTGGCCGAACTCTGTGATCATCTCCAGAGCCATCACGGCCATTTCGTCGTAGAAGGCCATGAGGGCTCCTCG